GGGCAGCCGGTATCGCTTCATCTATCCCATATTCACTCCGACGGGGTCCAATCGGGCGCTATCCGGAACCGGCCCGACGGTCACTTCCTCCCAGAATTGCCAGGATAGCCCCCGTCGGGAAAAAAAGGAAACATGACTAAAACCAAACCGCCAGCCATAAAGAATCGAATTGTCGGGCATGGGGATGAACCGCTAGACAGCATCGTATTCAACCCAAAGAACTGGAGGATCCATCCCAAGGGCCAACAGGATGGCCTCGCCGGTGTATTGGCAGACGTGGGCTGGGTGCAACAGGTCATCATCAATAAACGCACGGGAAATCTAGTGGACGGCCACCTTCGCGTTCAACTGGCGGATAAGGCCGGGGAGAAAACTATCCCCGTGGTTTATGTCGATCTATCGGAAGCGGAGGAGGCAGAAGTATTGGCTACCCTCGATCCGATAGGGGCGATGGCAGCAACGGATAAGGCCAAGCTGGGCGAACTATTCCGGGAGATAGAAACCGGGAATGCGGAAGTACAGCAGTTGTTGGCTGAAATTGCGGATAAAGAATACCTTTGGCAGGAGACCTCAAAACCGCGTAGTCCGGTGGGTTATAACGATGAGGGATCACCGCTAGAGTTCTGGCCTAAAATAGCACATCGCCTTGAAGCGGTTGCCTGGGCGGACAGCAGGGGAAGAGTTCTCGAATTGTATGCCGGGAGAGGACAACTAAGCTGGTGGTATCGCCGTCTTTTTGATGAAGTTGATACGGTTGATAAACAGAAATTTGATGGCGTTCAATATATTTGCGATGCGGCTAAGTTTTGCAAAAAACAGATGGCTAAAGAATATGACTTCATCGATTTTGACGATGAGGGTTGTCCGTCTACAACTATATCTGCGTTTTTCGAGGTTGCGGCGAAGTGGAAAAGAGAACAATTCGTCATAGCGGTTACAGACGGCCTGGGACTGAATCTGAAATGTAGGGGACGGTACAATCCATACCATTGCTATCGTCTGGGTGATGGTAAATCGAGGCAGGCCACGGCAAATGACTACGACAACTGGGAAGATATTTTCCGAAAAGGGATGGCAAGGATAGCAGATGAACAGGGATTTAGGCTAAAAGAGATTTCGCAGGTGCGAAAAGACAACGGAAATATAATTTACGCTTGTTATGTTGTTGAAAAGAGCAAGGCCTGACCGGTGACTAGGGGAAATTCTTTTCGGTTGGGCGGGATGATTGTGAGATTCGGTTTTAGGAAAACGGGAATGTTTGACGTATCCGCTCTTGCGATCAGAGACAATACCCACTCTCGGTTTGGTTGTTTTGCTAATCGACCTGTGCAAGCGCCAATGATCAGCCAGTCTGGGAACCAACAATTAGGAACGATCTCGGCTAAAAGTGGCTCTGCCGAAATGAATCGGACGGTTGCGTTCGCTTGTTGTAATACAGTTTCAGCTCGATCCCACTGCAATTTTGACGTTGCGGTTGCTCCGATCCAACAGTTTTTCGGCCATGCAAATTTCAACAAGCGCTCCGGGTTTTTGGTTAAAAACTGAAATGTGTGTTGCGGACATTGTATTGCAATATCCAAAACTTGATCGATCCAGGAGGTTGGCACCCATTCTCCAAAGAGATCCGCCACAGAACAAACAAAGATTTTGCTTGGCTTCTTTTCTCGAAACGGTTCATTCATTCGTCCTTGGTGGATCTGCGGCTCAAATGACCAGCCATATCGCTTGTAAATGTCTCGCGCATAGCAATATACGCAGCCATGCTTGCAGCCGGAAACGGGATTCCAGGAAAAGTCCGTCCACTCGATTTTCGTATCATTCATTAGAACTTGATGCCTGCTTTTTCGGCTGCCCCACCTGGGGTGTCGCTTGAATATATATCCCAATCTCCAGCTTTCGGAAAATTTGTTCTCCATCCAAACGGTGTCAGAAACATCGGTCCAACAATGGCCCAATTTGCGCGTACATAACCATTGCCGCACTGTCTGCGGGAACGTTGTACTAATGATTTTACATTTGGAAATCCAGTCGATTGGATTGCAAAATACTTTTCTTCCATTTCGATTCCTTGCATCTCAATTTCTTTCATCTCAATCCTCCTTGTTTTGTAATAATTCAATTATAGTCAAATGTAGTCAAATGTCAAGAGCAAGGCGAAATAATTTTATCTTACGGATGGCTACCGCGTTTCCGGGGATAGAAATAAAACGATTGGCAGAATTGGCAGTATGAAATGCCTACCTATACAAACAAACAAATAGCAGAAGCATTGAGAAAGACTAGGGGGCGTAAATATCTGGCGGCAAAGGTTCTTGAATGTGATCCCGATACTGTTCGGAATCGTGTTAAGAGTGTGCCATATCTGGCCGCTATTGTAGAAAACGAAAAGGGATTGCGGGGCGATATTGCAGAGACGAAATTAGACGATGCCGTTGATGCGGGCGATCCCTGGGCGATCCAGTTTGAATTAAAGACCCAATGCCGTGATCGCGGTTATGGGGATCATCAGGACGTGAGCGTCACGGGCGAAATAGTCAAGACCATCGTGATGCTACCGCCCAAGGTGGACCCTGGATAAGCTCTGGGAGGTCGGCAAGGATGGGGTGCTGCGAGTCGCCAACCATCCCGGACAATACGCGACGCTGCAATCCGAGCGTCGTTTTGTTTTCATGATCGCCGGAACCCAAGGGGGAAAGACCGGCTGGGCTCCCTTCTGGCTTAAGAGGGAAATCGAACGTAAGGGACCAGGGGATTATCTAGCGGTGACCGCCAACTTCCCGCTGTTGAATCTCAAGATGATGCCCGAGTTCCTGCGGATCTTCCGGGATACCCTGCACCTGGGGGAATGGCAGGAATCCAAGCGCGTGTTTCAAATGACAGATGGCACAAGAATCATCTTCTGCTCGGCTACGAATCCCGAGGGGCTTGAGAGTGCAACGGCAAAGGCAGCATGGCTAGATGAGGCTGGACAGAATCAGTTCAAACGGGATTCGTGGGAAGCGATATTGAGAAGGCTGTCGATCAACCAGGGGAGGGCCTTGATAACCACCACGCCTTACAACTTGGGATGGCTCAAGACGGAGTGCGAACGGTTCCAGGCGGGCGATCCAAACTATGACGTGATCAACTTCCCGTCCATTATGAACCCGGTATTTCCCAAAGAGGAATACCAGCGGGCAAAGGATACCTTGCCCGACTGGAAATTCAAACTGTTCTACGAGGCTAAGTTCACCCGGCCCGCAGGATTGATCTACTCTGACTACCTGGATGAATACGAGGGCCACAAGATCAAGCCCTTCACCGTCCCCCAGGAGTGGCCGCGATACGTCGGGATTGATCCGGGGGCTACGAATACCGCCTTGATATGGTTGGCGCACGACATAGAGAAGAACGTCTACTACGCGTACCGTGAGAGCTGTGAGGGAGAATTGACCACGGGACAGCACGTTGCTAAAGCACTATCCGTTTCGGCTAATGAAAATGTAGCGAACTGGTTCCTGGGGGCGAAATCAGAAAAACAATACCGGCTGGACTGGCAGGCCGCAGGGATCAGCGCACGGGAACCGGCAATTGTCGACGTGGAAGCCGGGATCGACCGGGTGATCGGATTATTCAAGGCCCAGCGGCTCTACATATTCGATACGCTCCGGGGATTACGGGATGACCTTGGTTCCTACTCCCGTGAGTTGGACGATAACGGCCAAACCACGGATAAGATCAGGGACAAGGAGAGCTACCACTACGCGGACGCTCTGCGATACGTGGTGCTGGGATTGTCCAGTCCGCGAGCGGGGATCCTGTGGGTGTGATGGGAGACGAATGAACATACTAGAACGAATCCGGGCGTTTACGGGCAGCAAATCCAGCACAGCAAATAGATCCATCCTGGCAATGTACCGACTGGGGGATCCTGTGTGGACCCCTGCCGATTACGCTAATCTATCCGAGCGGGGATACCAGGGGAATCCATTCGTTTACGCGGCACAGAACCTTATTGCCCGCAGTTGCTCTGGGATCGATTGGGGACTGTTTAATCTTCGTGGTGGAAGTATAAAAGGATGGTCAACAAATTGGGTGCCAGAGATTAGATATATCCGCAAGGTAGGTGCCAAAAAGGCCGGTCTGAGAGAAATAGAATCTCATCTATTGTTGGATTTATGGAAGCAACCGGGAGGGCCGGGGGGAATGGGACGCTCCCGATTCATTGAGCGATTCGTATTACAGTTGCAAGCTGCCGGGAACGCTTATATCGAACGAGTTGGGCCGGACAGGGGGCCGCCCAAGGAACTCTATGCCCTGCGCCCGGACATGATGGAAGTGAAGCCGGGGACCCCAGACAACCCGATTGCAGGTTATGTGTTCGGCAACCGGACGATGGCAA